GGTATGTTCGTTGATAACAACGCGCATAGACTGCAGGAATGGCTAGATAAGATTGCTGATGGCGTTCCTGAGACAGACGCTGAAGGCAATGTTATTGATTATCATATTCAGCCTAATCCAGAAAAGGCATTTCAGTTATTTCAATCTGTTGTTGAATATCACGTTCCAAAGTTAAATAGAACTGATACAACATTAACTGGCGCTGACGGCGGTCCAGTTCAACATTCAATCAAGGTGAAGTTTGACTGAAACAACAGCCAGCTTTCCAAAGAAGCTCAATGGTATATTTCAGCCATATCGTTATAAAGTAGCTTATGGCGGTCGAGGTTCTGGCAAGTCCTGGGCTTTCGCTAGAGCTTTACTAATCCAAGCCGCTCAATCTCCATTGCGGGTCTTATGCGCTCGTGAAGTGCAGAAGTCCATAAAGCAGTCTGTTCATACGCTATTAGTCGATCAGATCCAGGCTTTAAACCTCGGACAGTTCTTCAATGTCACAGAAACACAAATCACCGGCATTAACGGTTCTACGTTTTCTTTTGCTGGTCTTGCTAATCATACCGTTGAAAGTATTAAATCATTTGAAGGCTGCGATAGATGCTGGATTGAGGAAGCTCAAACAGTCTCCAAGAAGTCCTGGGATATTCTTATTCCTACTATTCGCGCTCCTGGTAGTGAAATCTGGGTATCACTTAATCCAGACCTCGACACAGATGAAACCTATCAGCGATTTGTACTTAATTCCCCACCTGACGCGCTCATTGTCAAAATAAACTACGCTGACAATCCTTGGTTTCCAGATGTATTAGAAAAAGAACGCCAGCATTGCCTCAATGTCGATGCTAAAGGATATTCCAACATATGGGAGGGTGTGCCAAAGACTGTTGTAGATGGGGCCATCTTCGCTGAAGAGTTCCAGGCAATGGTCGATGACCACAGAATTACTCATGTCAAACATGATCCTTTCCTCAAAGCACATGCGATCTTTGACCTCGGTTGGAATGATGCGATGACCATCATTGTTGCACAACGATCAGGATCAGAGTGTAGGATTATTCATTACATTGAAGAGTCATTCCAGACCTTAGACTGGTACTCGGCTGAACTAAAGAAGCTACCATTCAACTGGGGCAAGATCTGGCTACCGCATGATGGTGTGACCAAAGACTACAAGACTGGCAAGAGCGCGGCTGAGATCATGACCGCTCAAGGCTGGGATGTTGAGATCATTCCAGTTGGCGATGTAGAACACGGCATCAAGCTAATGCGTATGTTATTGCCGCATACTTGGATGGATCAGAACAACACTAAGCGATTGCAGGAATGTCTCAAGCGTTATCGGCGCTCGATCAACTCAACAACGCAACAGCCTGGCGGTCCATTGCATGATGAATACTCACATGGCGCTGATGCGTTTAGATATTTAGCAACGTGTATTGATTCTCTTAAGAATGATAATATTAAGCGTAGAAAACACCATGACACGGGTCGCCCTGGAAGCTGGATGAGCTATTAACTATGAATACAGATACTGATTCGATTATTGATTCTCTCGGCCTTGGATCTGAGGAAGAGGACGAAAGCACTCAAAAGACGCTAGAGGAGATCAAGAAGCGTTTTAATTATGCTGTTGAGTTCAGCGCACAGATGCGTCAGGAGATGCTAGACGACATTCGCTTTGCGCGGCTCGGTGATCAATGGAACGAAGCAAGCAAATATGACCGCAATCGGCCAGGACAAGAACGGCCAATGTTGGTTGTCAATCGGCTATTGCAGTTCAGAGACAAGGTAGTTAATGAGATCCGTCAGAACACGCCATCAATTCGTATCCGGCCAGTCAATAATGAGGCTGATGAGAATACGGCAGAAGTATTGATGGGCATTGTTCGGCATATTCAGGACAACTCTAATGCGTCTATCGCTTATGACACAGCCGTAGAATGGCAAGTAGACACTGGCCTTGGTTACATTCGCGTCCGCAATGACTGGTCATCTGATACGTCATTTGATCAAGAGATCTTCATTGACCGCATTGTAGATCCGATGAAGGTCTATTTTGATCCGCATAGCAAGCAACCAGATGGATCAGATGCTGAGTGGTGCATCATTGCTGAAGAGATTGCGAAGGATGAGTTCAAGCGCCTCTATCCAGATGTCGATGAAACTAACTGGGATGCTGCTGGTAATGGCGACATGCAGGGCTGGTATACAACTGATTCAGTCCGTATTGCAGAGTATTATTATCTTGAACATGACATGCAGGAGATTACTGATCCAGCAACTGGTCGCACTCGCATGGCTGACATCAAGCGTTGCATGTGGTGCAAGGTCACTGGTCAGACGATTCTAGAACAGTCAGAACTGCCGACTAAGTACATTCCAATTGTGCCAGTGCTAGGGCATGAGGTATGGCTGCAAGGTAAGCGTTACATCTCTGGTCTGATCCGCAATGCGAAAGATCCACAGAGACTGTACAACTACTATTTAAGTGCCAATGCTGAGAATGTTGCACTAGCACCAAAGGCTCCGTTCATTGGCGTTGCTGGTCAGTTCGAGACAGATCCGCGCTGGGGTAGAGCTAACCAGGAATCATTGGCATATCTTGAATACGATCCGGTGTCTATCGCTGGTACGCCAGTTGGACCGCCACAGAGAGCGCAGCCACCACAAGCAAGCTCTGCAATCATGCAAGCAGTTCAGTTGGCTGAGAATGACATCATGCAATCAATGGGCATTTATCAGCCATCATTGGGAGGTCAGTCTAATGAGACATCTGGCCGCGCATTGCTATTGCGTCAGAAGCAGTCAGAAACTGGCAACTTCCATTATCAGGACAATTTGAACCGCTCTATCCGTCAGGTCGGTCGCATTGTTGTCGATATGATTCCAAGCATCTATGACAGACAGCGTGTGATTCGTATTCTTGGCGAAGATGGAACAGCAAAGACAGTAAACATTGATCCGAATCTTCCACAAGCATCAGCTAATACTGACAATGCGGCGATTGATAGCATCTACAATCCAACTATCGGTCAATATGATGTTGTCTGCGATGCTGGGCCTAGCTATGCAACTAAGCGCGATGAAGCGGCTAACATGATGCTATCGCTGACTCAGGCTAATCCTACGCTGTTCCAGACTATTGGCGATCTGATGATCAAGAACATGGATTGGCCTGGAGCAGAAGAGATCTCCAAGCGTCTGCAAGCACTATTGCCACCACAGTTGCAATCAATGCAGGACGGTACAAAGGCTGATCCGCAGATGATCCAGGCGCAACAGATGATGGATCAGATGGCGCAGCAAATGGAACATATGTCTATGGAACTGCAAAACATGCGGGACCAGAAAGCATTAGAAGTTCAACGTGCGGAGCGCGAATGGTTTGACTCTCAGACCAAGCGTATCGATGTAGAAAGCAAGCTAATGATGACTGACGCTCAACTGCAAGCGGCAGTCCAGCAGAATCTTATGATGATGATGGGCATGGGTCAGCAGGAACTTATTGAGAATGATCAAGAGTTCGAGCAATTAGAAGCTGGCGCACAACAGCCGCCACAACAGGCACAAGGTCCGCAAGGTCCAGCGCCACAAGGTAATGCTAGTGCTGGAAGCATGACTAGAAAAGCAGATACAGCCGCTCTTACAGGAGAGGCAAAACCTGGTGAACAGCAACAATAAGGAGTAACTAAGAGTATGAATGGCGAAGATCAAGTATTTGAGGCAATTGCAGATGAAAACACCAATGCAAGCGTCAGTGTTGACAACCAAGAAGGCGCTATTGAAGCTGGCCTGGAGCATGAGGAACAGGAAACCGAAGACTCTGCACAAGCTAGTGATGAGGCTAATGAAAAGAAAGATCCCTGGTACAAGAAAAGGATTGATGAGTTAACCAGGGATAAGCATGAGGCTCGTAGGCAAGCAGAGCGGTTGGAAAAGACGCTTGCTCAATATGAGGCGATGATCCAACAGAATCAGCCTAGAGAGCCAGAAGCGCCAAAGTTTGCACCACCAAATCCGAATGACTTTGCTGGAGGCCAATATGATCCGCGATACATGGATGCAATGCTTCAGTACACTAAAGTCAGTGCTGTTGAGGAAGCCAAAGCAGCCATTGCACAAGAGTACGAACAACGTGCGGCAGCACAAAACGCTATGGCTGCACAGGCGAAGCTAGAAACTGCCGAGACAGCAGCAAGAGCCAAATATGCAGACTATGATGGTGTTATCGAAAACATCACATCAGATCCAAGACTGGCACAGAATCCTACGATCAGACAGGCTCTGCTGGGGATGGATAATGGTCCAGACATTGCCTATACACTTGGCCGGAATCTAGATGTCGCGTACGAGATTGCTGGGATGAGTAATCCTATTGCTGCTGGTATGAAACTAGCGGAACTGATCAATCGCGCACCAAGGACTAGATCAAATGCGCCAACGCCAATTAAACCGCTCAATGGCGCTGCTGGTGGTAATCCAAGGAATAACAAGTCTTATGCTGACATGACTACTGCTGAATATATTGCAG